TAAAAAAATATACTTTAATCCACGGGCACAGTCGAGCGTACTAAAAGCGACGGAAGAGATCAATAATTTCTTCTAGCTGCCTGCATCTCTTTATATAGCTGATCTTTTAACTCAGGGGTCAATCCATTAGCAAAAGCATTGGCCTGAGATAAGGCAGATTCTCCCTGCTGAGGATTTATACTAACCATTGGTTTTGGCTTTACTGCATTAGTCTGTATTCGTTTTATATCAGATTCATAATTTGCTTCAGGTTTCAATCCCAAGTTCTTAATAATATTATAAGCTGTAACTCCAGCTGCATAAATATCCTGAGTTGAATTCAAAGTTTGAGCTATTTCAGGCTGAAGAACCTGTAACATTTCTATAGTTTCTTGGTTTACTACCTGTTCAAAGTCATTAAACTTTGCCTTTAAACGTAATTTAGAATTTTCATTGTAAGATTGCTGTTGTTGTCTTAATAATTGTTGTTTTAATTGCTGTAATTCATCATCAAGTTCATTAACATGACTTCCGTCTACAAGTTCCTCAGGTCTTAATCTATTACGTGACTTGGTAACCTGTTTTTCTTCTTGTGGTTTATTTAGAGCATTATTCATCTGTGCTAATCTTAGTATATCATCACGTTCTCTTTCAGCCTTTTCCTTGGCTAACCTAAGGGCTTTTATCCTCATATTAACTTTATAACCACTTTCCTCAGATTCTGGTGCTGGATCATTAATAGGTTGAGGAGTTTGTTCTTGCGCTTGTTCTTGTTCCATTTGTTCAACTTGTGGCTGTACTGGTTGAGGTGCCGGAGCTGGAGTTGGCTGAGCTTGTTGAATAGGTTTCCCTCTTTTAGCTGCTTCTGCTAGCTCTGCTGCTATTTCTGGATGCACTTCATAATTTTCCATCATTTATTCCTTTAACTTATAAGTAACGGACTATCTTCTTTCTCATTGTTATACTTTTTCATCATCTTAGTTAGGCTGCCATTAACAGCCATTATTACAAACCCCAATAGTTGTTTTTCACCAGTATGATCTGGTTGTTTCATAATTTCTTTGGAATGTTCAGCCATATAATATGCTTCGTTCATTCCAGGCAATGTCCATAGATATTCTATTTGTCCATCGAATCTGTTGTATCTAAAAACCGTTTGATCCCAAAAAGGAGCAGGACACGCCAAAAGAGGAGTAAACATATCCCTATAAACTCTATCAAGTAATCTTTCCTTTTTTGAACTTACCTCAATGTAAAAATTTCCTGGGAACATTTTACAGCCACGATCAACTGCTTCTAAAAGATTATCCATATATTCCGATTTCATTTCAGCAGCTTTAAGTAATACAGGAACCATTTCAGGGGTTTGCTGCTTATTAAGATCGGTAACTATACTTCCTAATGTTTTCTTAGTCATATTCACCAAGTCTTATAAATTAATATTATTAAAAGGCCCATAAGGGCTAATAATAAGTAATCTGTAAATTCCATAGCTTCCTAATTTAAAGGGTAGTGTGTGAGAGCACTACCCACATAGCAATAATAGAATCAGTAATTATTTCTTTTTCTTAGGAACTTTCATTCCTTTTTTACGAACTTCAGAGATTGCGATAGCAATTCCCTGTTTAGGATTCTTTACAATAGGTCCTTTTTTGGAACCTGAATGTAATTTACCTTCTTTATACTCGTGCATGACTTTCTCTATCTTCTTCTTCGCTTTAGGTGATTCTTTAGCCTTTTTTTTGTGTGCCATTACTTTCCTTTTACTCGTACAGGATAGCCTTTATTATCTTTCATTTTGCATTTACCTGAATGCATTTTGCCACATTTTGCGCATTTTTTCATTCTTTCTCCTTATTCTTTTTCAATTGAGGGTATTTAGCATAAACTTTTCTTCTAATTCCTGACGGATCTGGTGCAAAGTGAGCTCTAGCTAAAGCATTTCTAGCTCTAGCCAAAGTATCTATAGGAAATGAATACTTACTGGTTCCTCCTGATGCACCTGCAAATGACTTAGGAGAAACGTTTTTATATTTGCCAGAGTTACTACCACCTGGTTTGGATCTTTCTTTTTCTTCCTTACCACGTGATACCTTAACGCCTTTAGCAACTGTCACCTTTTTCTTCATTCAGATCCTTCATAAAAACCCTTTTGGGCTTTACGTATAAATCCAATTTCATTATGTGACCAATCAGGAGATCCTGCAGAAACACTATTATATTTAAATTTATCAACATTGAATTCATGATGAATCGCCTGCCTAGGCAAATTAGCCATAGCATTTTGATCCTCACGAACCATATAGGCATCATGCATCTCTTGGCGTCTACGTGGATCTATATTTCCATAAAAGTTATCTTCTTCGATACCTTTCTGTACTATATAATCCCTTTCCGCTTGAGATTCACGGCCTTCAACTTCTTTTCTATTTTTTTTCATACTAACATCCTTTTCGCTGGCGGGAGGACTAAAAAGGAGGAGAACCTCCCGCCTTGTATTGGAGATTATTTCAATCGACTAGATTCTTCAACCTTTAATCGATCGTTAATCATTTTTTGCCTTTTAGTTAACTTAACTAAGTTAGGCGGTCTTCCTAAAACAGAATATAGAATTCTGGTGGCCTTATTATTTGGCCTTGGTGCTGCTGCCATGATTACTTCTTTGGTGAGAAATAACGAGATCTTTGCTCATCATTATCATCCATTTGCATATCCGCACCACGGATTGTATCATCAATTCCTTCAGGAAGATATGGTCCAACTTGTTCATAAGGCTTGATCATAACTTCTTGTGGAAGATTGGCGATAGCTCTGTGATCTTCTCTGATCATGCCATCCTTTTGAGCTTCCATTCTATCTCTAGCTCTTAAACCAGAAACATAATCTTCCATATCTAAAGAACTACGATCTTTAAAACCATCATTCATTGCATATTCTGGACCTGGCTGTGATTTACCAGATCTTTTCATTGAATGCATATATCTTTTTGCCATTACGGTACTCCTATGTAGAAACTGCTTTTCAACCCGTGACGTTTCTTCACACTTTCAGTGTGCGACGTTTTGTCACGTACTCAGTCACTTCCATTTTGTCGGCAACTGAAAGTTGATAGCAAGATTTCAATCTCTATCTACGCAGCAGAACCATTCTGCTGGTTTATATTCATATTATTTTCATTGGCCTTTAATAAATTAGCCATATTAATTAGCTTAGCTATTTCATCTAAGTCCATATGACCAATCTCTTTAATAATCTTAACTTTTTCAAGTAGAGCTTGTTCATCATTTTTATTAGCTTCTGCTAACTTCTGCATAGCCAATGCTCTATTCTCTTCAACACGTGATGTTCTTTCAACAGCCAATCCTTGATCGGCAGCAGCTCTTGCATGAGCCAAGTTAGTTCTAGCTTGCATTTCCTGCATTTGAACTTGAGATTGTTGTTGCTGTTGTTGCTGAGCAGCCTGCTGCTCTTTTACCATATTATCAATAACCATTTTCTTGTTTTGAAGCGTTGAAGCTTCAAGTAGATCTTGATTAGATATTGGAACTCCAGCTTCTCTAAGCATAAGCATTTGAGCCATTTGCATTTGTTTTTGTGTGGTAGTATTGAGACCTTCTTCAACAGCGGCATGGTATTTACCAAAAGCTTTATTATAAAATAATGGTTGAGGCTCTTGTCCTTCCAAAATCTTTTTAATCTTTCCAGGAGTATAGTTAATCTGAATTATTTCAGCCATTCTATCACCTAATAATTTTATAGAGCGGTCAAGGTGATCAAATAGAATTTGTAGCGTTGTGGTTGAAGCTGATTGTTTTAACATTGAATGAAAACCTGAAAGGGTATCCTTATTGTCGAATCCTAAGAGTTCTTCAGACACACCGGCAATTTGATTTATTTCCTCACCTAACATTTTAGATAATTCAATTGTAGTAGGAGGAATCTGTGGAGACTGAATTTGTTGTACATCAGTCATTTGCGCTTCTTCTTTTAGAGCCAGTCCCCTTCCCTGACCTGACAAGAAGACATCTTTCGGATTAACGAGCGCATTTTCCTTGTAAATAAAGCCAGAATTGATTTGAGACTCGAGAATATCCAGCTCAATAATCTTCCTACGATTGTACAAGAACTGGCTGTCTCTGAGTCCTCTAACGACGCCCTGGATGCGGTTTTCGAAATAAGGTATCTGAGGGTTATAATAGGCAAAAACAGGAATGAAAGGATAATTATCAGCCCCAGTAGGTAATCGATCATTATAAAATACCTTTCCTTGAATCACTATTGCTAGATTGACTGTTGGAATTTCAGTTTCTAATACTGTCACAGAAGGATGAAGTTGTAAGAATAGCTTAAGCGCATCTTCATCTTTACCTTTCCATTCCATAACTTCACCAGTTTTAGAATCAGCTAATAATCTTTGCTGTCTAAAATCACGATAGTAAAATTCATCATATGCTAATAAATTTTTATAGCCATATTGATAAGATTCAGGCATAAACTGGAACTTGCCGTCTTTATTTCCATACTGGTTACCTGGTAATCCTAAGATTTCGTCAGTAAACTGTGGCATCAAAGAAATACATTCACGTTTAGTTAAGTAGCTACGTTTCCAGATCCCATTACAATCTGAGAGATCTGCTTTCCTAAAATAAGGATCAATAAGGAAAGAATTATAAGAACAGTTATTTACTTTGATATCGCCTGATATTGGATCATTTCTATAATCTAACCAAACATGTAATAGATTCATGCCTGTAACCAGACCACCATGAAAAGAATCTGAGATTGTTTCTAATATTCCTTCTTGCTGGCATAGAGTCATTATTATCTTTGTGAATTGATCAGCAGTCTCATTATCACCATTTTCCTTAGGAGTCATAATAATAGACTTGCGATTGCGTCTTTGATGACCATCAATCATATTAACAACCCGCATTATTCTATTAAATGCCAAGTTACGTCGTCTATTAGCCGGAAGATTACCATAAAGGTTCTGCCATAAAGTTTGGTCGTTACAATAGAATCTAGTGTCAGTATCTGCCTCACCCCAATAAGACTGATTTATCGTTATGGATTCAGAGTAAAATGATTCCATACGAGCAATGATGCCTCTATCTCGCTCATTAAGGTAAACATCGCCTAGCATGGGGAATAATGACATACTTCATCTCCTAATTTGTATTTTCCCTTATTCTAGAATTGTGTTGCTTCAATATCAAGTATTTTAAAATTCTTTACACTTTAATTTCCACATTATTGGCCTATTATCTAAGTTGGCAATCATCAAAGGTTCTGATCTACAAATAACACCTTCAATGGTCATTGGTCTAACCGCTGTAAGACTATTAGGTTTAGACTTCACAAGTTCTA